GATGGCCAGGGTCAGGTTCTCGCAGCCGAAACCTTTCAGGTCCTGGGTGGAGAACTGCTGGCAAAGACTTTTCAACGCCGAGTCGCGCTCGAAATCCCACGGCGCACGGCGACGAACCCCACGGCGTTTTTCCGCCGGCAAATCCTTCGGCCAGTCATCCGGGATCATCAGCTCAACCGGGTTGACCCGCTCCAGTTCCGCCAGCAGGTTTTCCCAGCCCTTGATCTCCAGCACCGTGAAGTTGCCGCTGGTGATGTCCAGCACCGCCAGACCGAACAGACGCTCGTCCCCCAGCACCGCTGCGATCAGGTTGTCCCGACGCTCATCCAGCAGCGCTTCATCGCTGACCGTGCCGGGCGTGATGATCCGCACCACCTGACGATCCACCGGCCCTTTGCTGGTGGCCGGGTCGCCGACCTGCTCGCAGATCACCACCGATTCGCCAAGCTTCACCAGTTTCGCCAGGTAACCTTCCGCAGCGTGGTAAGGAATCCCACACATCGGAATCGCCTGACCCGCCGATTGCCCACGAGCCGTCAGGGTGATGTCCAGCAGCTTGGCGGCCTTCTTCGCGTCTTCATAGAAGATCTCGTAGAAGTCGCCCATGCGATAGAACATCAGCTGGTCGGGGTGCTGGTTCTTCAGGCGCCAGTATTGCTGCATCATTGGCGTGTGGGAGGACAGATCGGAGACGGCTTTATTCATCGGATATAGGCAAATTCGTTGAAAGGTGTGGGGCAAAGGAGGGGCATCGGCCCGGCTTTTCCGCGATGGGCGCAAGGTTACCATGGGCGGTCCGCCCGACGCAGGCATGAAAGCCTCAAGGCTATTTTTCGTGGGTCTATGCACAAATTATGCAATTTGGCATTTGTCTTCCGAAAAAAGATCAAGCACTATTCGCGTTATGCAAAAACGCAATGTTTCTACCGTCTTAAGAGCGCTGCTCGATCAGCACGGGATCTCCCCCACGGAGCTTCACCGTCGCACCGGCGTGCCTCAATCCACTCTCTCGCGCATCCTCAGCGGGAAAATCGTCGATCCTTCGGATAAACATATCTCGAAGATTGCCGAATACTTTGCTGTGAGCACCGATCAATTGCGGGGCCGCGCGGATGTCGCGCCGGCCGCCAGCGCCGGGCGCGATCAATTGCATTCGGAACTCAAGGACATAAGCCTGTGGGACGACGATACGCCTGTCGATGACGACGAGGTGTCTGTCCCCTTTCTTCGCGAGGTTGAATTGGCTGCTGGATCAGGAAGATTCGTCATCGAAGAGAGCGAGCGCTCTAGCCTGCGCTTCGGCAAGCGTAGCTTGCGCCACAACGGTGTGCAGTTCGACCAGGCCAAATGCGTGACCGTGCGTGGCAACAGCATGTTGCCGGTACTGCGCGACGGCGCCACGGTGGGGGTGAATGCCGGTAAATGCGGGATTGGCGACATCATCGACGGCGACCTGTACGCCATCAACCACAACGGCCAGTTACGGGTGAAACAGCTTTATCGCCTGCCGACCGGGATTCGCCTGCGCAGCTTCAATCGCGATGAGCATCCGGACGAGGACTACAGCTTCCAGGAAATCCAGGAAGAGCAAATCGTCATCCTTGGTCACGTCTTCTGGTGGGGCATGTACGCCCGCTAACCTCACCGCTGTCAGATAAAACCCGTCGCCCGACGGGTTTTTTTTCGCCTGCCGAAAACCGCCAACGCCTTTGTCTGTGGGGCTTTCATGCGTCTGTGCATTTTAAGCGCATAAATAAATGCATTTATGCATTGACTGTATATGCATCCATGCATATTCTTTGTCTCAAGCCGCTCAACAAAGCGGCTCGAAACGAAGCTCTTTAGTTCCATCACAAAGGCAGCGATGAACCGGCCTCAACGGTTCAGAGGGTTGGCAACTGACCCGGGTGTGCAGCGTAAAGCACCAGAAGCAGTTATCCGGCGGGCAGGGACCGCGGTCGGAAAAACAATTTGAATGGACTCGTACCGCGCCAGTAGCGCCGAAAAGTCAGCTTCCTTTTTGACACAGGATTAAAGGAAGGCGAAGGAGCGCATTACTGAAAAGCCCGGAATGCTCCGGGCTTTTTGGAATGCCTACCTCAAGAGACATCGATTGAATCCAACACACATCACTCATCAATTACCCCAGGAGGCGGGACATGACAAACGAGCAACAAGCGTTGCTGGACATGCCGATCTGGCTCGTCATCCTCCTCGCCGTAGCGGGCGGGGTGTCCGGCGAAATGTGGCGCGCCGACAAGGAGGGCGCCCGTGGCTGGTCACTGCTGCGGCGCCTGGCCTTGCGGTCCGGGGCCTGCATGATCTGTGGCGTCTCGGCGATCATGCTGTTGTACGCCGCGGGCCTGTCGATCTGGGCCGCCGGCGCCTTTGGCTGCCTGACGGCGATGGCCGGGGCGGACGTGGCCATCGGACTTTACGAACGTTGGGCCGCCAAGCGGATTGGCGTTTGTGAAGTGCCACCGCGCGATTCTCACCCGGATCAACAGTGAACCGGCGTCGCTGATCTTCGTATTGCCATAGGAATAGGAGGCCATTGATGCCCGCTGTCATCGAAAAACCGTCGCAGCTGTTTTCTGCCATTGCCGAGACGTTGCGTATCGCCATTCCCGGCTTGAAGGTCGGGAGTCATCAAGACTTTGATGGCACTGTCGATTTGCCCTGGGTGTTGATCGCCATCGAACGCGATGCGCCGGGCATCCGTGCCAACGACGGACGTATCGCTCATGTCCTGACGGTTTCCTTGCAAGCCGTGTTGCCCGGCGCAGGGTTGGCGGCGTGCGATCTGGCCAGTGAGTTGAAAAGTCTGGTCGTCGATAACCGCTGGAAACTGCCGGGCGAGCAATGCGATCTGCCGATGAACATTGATGGCATCCCGTCCACGTTCATCAGCGATGCACGGGAGTACACCGCCTGGACCGTTTCATTTACCCAAACCCTGTACCTCGGCCCGACGCTGCTCGAAGACCCGTTGGGCATCCCGAAATTTGCCCGTACCTGGGAGGTGTCGAACATCGACGACCCGGGTCAATACACCGCACTCGAGGGCTGACCCATGTTTGATGCGCTGTTACGTATGCAACTGGGGCCGATCATCGAGCGTTTGGCCGAGATGGAAACCGAGCTCGAAGACTTGCACCGGCGTGCTGACAGTTTCTGTCGCATCGGCGTGTGTCAGGAAGTCGATGCGGCCAGCAATACCTGCAAGGTCCGTCATGGGGAACTGCTCACCCCGGCGATCCGGTTTTTCAACCCAAGCGCCGGGGCACAGAGCGAGTCGCGGATTCCTTCCGTGGGTGAGCAGTGTTTGCTGCTGAACCACGGCGGTGGCGAGGGCGGCGGGCAGTCGGTGGCGTTGTTCGGTCTCAACGGCGGTCAGTTCCCGCCCGTCTCGACACAGGCATCGTTGACGCGTCGCCTTTATCAGGACGGCACGGAAAACGGTTACGACCACGCCAGTCATGTCCTGCACTGGAAGAACGGCCCGGCGGCGTTCACCGGTTCCCGTGAATCCCTCGAGTTGAACATCGGCCCGGCGAGGCTGGCGATGAGGCCTGAGGCCATCGAATTGCAACTGGGCGCCGTCGGCCTGCGGCTCGACGCTTCCGGTGTGCATCTGAGCGGCCCGTTGGTGGATCACCAGGGTCGCGTCATCAGTACTGCATAAAGAGCTTCCCATGATCGGAATCGATAGAAACACCGGCGCAACGGTCGACGACTGGCTGCAGTTCGTGCAGCGCGCCACCCGGGCGCTGACCACGCCGTTGGGCACGCGTCAGAAGCGCCCTTTGTATGGTTGCGCACTCACTGAGTTGCTGGGGCAGAACCTCGGCGACGACCTGCTGATTCTCGCCCAGAGCCATGCCGCCCAAGCGTTTTACAACAAGTACAACGGCATCGACGATTTCGAGCCGCAGGTCATTGTGGCCAGCCGCTACGGTGCCGGGTTGTTGTTGCGTTTCGCCGGCACCTGGAAAAACCGCCAACAGACCTTCGAGGTGGTGGCATGAGTATGTTGATACCTGGCCAGAACCAGTTGGCCGAACCGGCAATCGTCACGGTCGAAGCGTTCGAGGATCTGCTCGCGGAGTTCAAGACCTTCGTTGTCGAGTACGTCGGCGCCCGTTCCCCCGAGAGCGCGGCCAAGCTTGCGGTCAGCCTGGAAAACGAAAGCGAGTTGCTGACCCTGGCACTTGAGGCGTTTTGTGTACGGTTGCAAACCCATGAACGCAAATACAACGCCCGTATCAAGCAGATGCTGGCGTGGTGGGCCACTGGGACCAACCTCGATGCGCGCCTCGCGGACATGGGGCTTGAGCGCCAGTTGCTGGACCCGGGCGACCCGGCGGCGTTCCCGCCGATCAATCCGGTCTACGAGAGCGACGACGACGCCCGGTTGCGTTATTACCTGGCGCCCCATGCACCGGCGGCCGGCTCACGCATGCAGTATCGGCGCGAGATCTTCACCCTTGGCGAACGGCCTGCCGTGAAGGTGGAAACCACCGCGGCGGGTGTGGTGACGGTCACTTACACCTTCGACCCGGACGGCTATGTCGCGCAGGTCAAGGACGGCAACGGGCGCCGGACCGCGCCAGGCGAAGTCACGGTTACGGTGCTTTCCCGAGAGGGCGATGGCACGCCGTCCGAAGCGCTGCTTGACGGTGTTCGCCAGCATTTCGCCCGGCCTGATGTCCGGCCCGAAACGGACCTGGTCACCGTGCAGGGCGCGCAAATCAAGAACTACAAAATCCGGGTGATCGCGAAGATCAACCCGGGCCCCGATTCAGGGCTGACCAAGGTTGCCGCGCAACAGCAGCTGCAGGCGTATGCCGATGCCTGTCATCGCCTGGAAGGGCGAGTGGACCCGAGCTGGATCGACTACACGCTGCACAGCGCCGGGGCGGTTCAACTGCAAATCCTTGAGCCGGTAGCGCCGATTGTGACGAGCGCTTTTCAAGCGCCGTATTGCACGGGCGTCGAGGTCGAGGTGGATACGTTATGAGTGACGACACACCTCGCCCGAGCCTGTTGCCGGCCAACAGCTCACCGCTGGAAAGGGCGCTTGATCTCGGTTTCGCCCGGTTGCTTGAGCGCATCGACCGGCCGTTCCCCGAACTGATGAACCCCGCCAAAACACCGCTGGCGTTCCTGCCGTACCTGGGCGCGGATCGCGGGGTCAGCGAATGGAGCACCGAGGCGACCGAGGCGGAAAAACGCCTGACGGTGGAACTGGCCTGGCCCACCGCACGGCAGGCCGGGACGCGAAAAGCACTGGAAAACGCGGCCAAGGGATTGCAATTGATGCCTGAGGTGCGCGCCTGGTACGAACAAACACCACCCGGCCCGCCTTACAGCTTTTCCGTCAGGGCCTTCACCGAACAGCCCTACAGCGAAGAAATCGACGCCCGTCTCGACCGACGCCTGGCCGATGCCAAAAGCGAACGCGACACCTTGAAGGTTTCCGTCGGCTTGAGCGCATTCGGCAGTCATGTCATCGGCGCCGCCACCGTATGCGGCGAGCTGACCACGGTTTATCCGATCGTCATCGAAGGGCTTGAAGCCTCGGGTCAGGCCTTCATGGCCGCTGGGCTCTACACCGTCGAAACCTCCACTATTTATCCTCAGGGGTCCTAAATGGCCGACTATTACACCCTGCTCACCAATGCGGGGATCGCCTACGAAACCGCCTGCAAGGCAGCGGGCACACCGATCAAGCTGTCGCAGATTTCCGTCGGCGACGGCGGCGGCGCGGTTTACAACCCGGCCGCGACCGCCACGGCACTGAAACGCGAAGTGTGGCGCGGGCCACTCAATGCACTGTTCCAGGATGAGAAGAATCCGAGCTGGTTGCTGGCTGAAGTGACTATCCCGCCTGAAGTGGGCGGCTGGTATGTGCGTGAGGCTGGGATCTGGACTGATACCGGGATCCTTTACGCCATCGTCAAGTATCCGGAATCGTTCAAGCCGGTGCTGGCGACTTCGGGCTCGGGGAAAGAGTTCTACATTCGTTCGATTTTCGAGACCAGTAATGCGGCGTTGGTGACGTTGTTGATTGACGACACGGTGGTAAAAGCCACTCGTGCGTGGGTTATGAGTTACCTCGCCGAAGAGCTCGGCAAACTCGACGGCAAGCAATCGGTGCGGGTTGCCGCCACGGCTAACGTGGTGTTGAACGGTGCTCAGCAGATTGATGGTGTTGCATTGGTCGCGGGTGATCGTGTGCTATTGCCTTATCAGACGTTGGCCAAAGATAGCGGCATCTGGGTTGTGTCCAATAACGGTTGGTCGCGGGCCTTAGATGCCAATACCAGCGCCAAGGTATCGCCCGGCCTGACGGTCATGGTCGAAGAAGGGGTCGCGAATGGCGACTCTCTGTGGCACCTGACAACCAACGGCCCCATCACTCTGGGTACTACCGCACTGACCTTCGAAATGCTCGTGGGCAGGACAGGCATTCAGCCTGGTAGCTATCGGGGGCTGACCGTTGATAAGTACGGTCGGGCCATTGCGGGGGACAACCCGACCACGGTGGCAGGTTACGGACTGACAGACGTTTACACCAAGGCGCAGGTCGAGGCGTTTGCACTTGGCGTGGCGGGTGATCGTGTGGGGGAGGTCACGCACTTCGCCATGGCAACGCCGCCTGCCGGCTTTTTGAAACGCAATGGGGCAGCTGTATCGCGAACGACCTATGCCGCGCTGTTTGCCAGGATCGGCACACTGTACGGGGCGGGGGATGGTTCTACGACGTTCAACCTGCCGGACTCTCGTGCTCATTTCGATCGAGGGTTCGATGACGGGCGAAACGTCGATTCGGGTCGTATTCTCGGCAGCGCCCAGACGAGTCAGAACGCCGCTCACGTGCACACCGGCAGTGCGGCCGTAGCCGGGAGTCATACACACTCGATTTGGATAAACCTGGATCGTGGGCCGGGCACCGACGGCAATGCGGTGTGGGGTGACGAGCCCTACTACGGGTCTGCGGGGACAACGACCAGTGCCGCCGGTGATCACACGCACGCGATCACCATTGCCAGTTCCGGTGGCACTGAAGCCAGGCCACTGAACACGGCTTTTCTCGCCTGTATCAAATATTAATCAGAACCACATTGGAGTTTTTGAGAATGTCAGACGAACGCATGGCCGTTGAAGGCGAGGTGTCCTGGTGGCTCGCCGATGAGGTCGCACCACCGACGATCTGTAATGTGCACCCCGTTACCGGTGAGTTCATCGGCGCGGGGGTAGCAGACCCGAGTCCTCTGGAACCTTTTACCTGGTTGATCCCCGCGCATGCTTATCAGTGTGAGCCGCCAACGCTGGAGCCTGGTCATACAGCGGTCAAGGTTTCAGGCGACGGGTGGAAAATTGTTGCGGACTACCGTGGAACGACGGTCTACAGCACCGAGACCGGTGAGGCGCAAGTCTGGGAGACGTTGGGTGACTTGCCCGAAGGTTATACACGTGAAGCTCCAGCGACCCAGTTCGATAAGTGGCAGGACGATCAATGGGTCGTCGATGAGGTCGCAACTACAGACGCCCTGAAAAAGAAAGCCGCCAGGAAGAAAGCGCTCCTGACGCAGTTCAGCACAAACATGATTGCCACATTGCAAAACGCAGTGGATTTGGATATTGCCACTGAAACCGAGATCGCGGATCTGCGCTCCTGGAAAATCTACGGCGTTGAACTCAATCGTGTCGATATCGTTGGAGGGGCACCCCAAGACAGTGAATGGCCGACCAGCCCGAACGATGCTTTGGCGGCTGCCTGGCTGGTAGCTCAGGGTTTCGACGACCCACCCATGGAGACCTTCAGCCTTTCCGAGTAACGCCCCGAACCACCGGGGCGTTTTCTTTTCCGCCCAACACCCAACAACACCCGACAGCCCCTTCCTCAAAAGGGGCTTTTTCGTTTCTGGAGAACCTCAAATGGCACTACGCCAAACCTACACCGTGCTCGTCCCATTCCCCACCGGAGGTGGCCACTGGTCGAGCGTCGGTCAAGAACTCGACCTGCTCGATGTGGAAGCCAGTGCGCTGCGCAGCGCTGGTCGTCTGGAGCTGAAAAAAACCGAGGCCGTCGAGTCGGCCTCTACATCCACCCCGGCCAAAAAGGCCGCTGCCAAGAAGGCTGAATAACCATGGCTGAGGTTTTGAACTTCGAGCACAACGGCATTACCGTCAATGCCACTGAATCCCCCGAGGCCATGGGTGGCCTGGGTGACAACGTCATCGGTCTGGTCGGCACTGCGCCGAAAGCGGATCTGCTGATTCCGCGTAACGCCCCGTTCCGCATCAACAGCTTCACCACCCAGGCACTGTTGGACCCGACCGGTACCGAGTCGGGCACGCTGTTTCACGCGGTGTTCCAGATCCTGAAAGTGGTCAAGGTGCCGGTCTACGTGGTCATCGTCGAAGCGGGCGCGACCCCGGCCGACACCGTGAACAACGTGATCGGCGGCATCGAGCCAGTGACCGGTCGCAAACTGGGCCTGGCCGCGCTTGGCGGTGTACCGGAAGACCTGACGATTATCGGTGCGCCGGGTTTCACCGGCACCAAAGCAGTGGCCAGTGAGTTCGCCTCGTTCGGCAAACGCATCAAGGCTCGCGTGGTACTCGACGGCAAGGATGCCGCAGTCGCCGATCAAGTGACTTACAGCCAGGAGCTGGGCGGCGCGGACCTCGGTTTCGACCGCTGCCTGCTGGTGCACAACATGCCGTCGGTGTACTCCAAGGCCGCGAAGAAAAACGTGTTCCTGGCGCCATCGAGCCTGGCCATCGCCGCGCTGGCCAAGGTCAAGCAATGGGAGAGCCCGGGCAACCAGGTGACCTACGCCGAAGACGTTTCGCGAGTCGTGGAATACAACATCCTCGACACCTCCACCGAAGGCGATCTGCTCAACCGTTACGGTATCAGCTACTACGCCCGGACCATCCTCGGCGGCTTCTCGCTGCTGGGTAACCGCTCCGTCACCGGCAAGTTCATCAGCTACGTGGGCCTTGAAGATGCGATCAGCCGCAAGCTGGTGAAGGCCGGTCAGAAGGCCATGGCCAAGAACCTGACCAAGTCGTTCATGGATCAGGAGGTCAAGCGCATCAACGACTGGCTGCAAACCCTGGTTGTCGACGAAACGATACCTGGCGGCAGCGTGTACCTGCACCCGGAATTGAACAGCGTCGAGAAGTACAAGAACGGCACCTGGTACATCGTCATCGACTTCGGCCGCTACGCGCCGAACGAACACATGGTTTATCAACTCAACGCCCGCGATGAAATCATCGAGCAGTTCCTGGAGGATGTTCTCTAATGTTTACCAACCGTGTAAGACAGGCCATCGCGGCCACCCTGCAAGGCCTGCCGTTGTCGGCGACCGTGGAAGAGTTCACCCCGCCGAAGATCGAGTTCGATATGGAACCAATGACCGGCGGACGCTTCATCGCCGAGGAAATGGCCAAGAGCGGCAAAGTGCTGGGCGCCACCCTCATTCTGCAAGGCGCCGGTCCGGAAATCATGCTTGCCCTGGGCGTGAAACTGGGCGATGACATTCTGCTGAACGTGCGTGAAGCGGGACAGGATCAGGACGGCAACACCTGGTTCACCTATCACACCGTCGGCGGCAAGCTGAAATCTCTTGGAGAAGCCGCGCTGAAAATGGGCGACAAACCCAAGACCACACTCGAACTCTCCTGCCGCACCTACAACCGTCTCGAAAACGGCATTCCGGTGATCGACATCGACGTGCGTACCCAGAAGTTCATGCTCAACGGCGTGGACATTCTCGGTGATGCCCGCCGCGCAGTGCTGATCACATAACCCCTCGCACTACCTCATTACAACTCAGCTAAACGCAGTCCCTGTGGAGAGCGAGCCGGCTCCCACAGGTTGCACACCCAAGGAATTCATTTCATGTCCTGGACACCTCCCGTTCACGCCCTGTTGTCGCCAATCACCGGCGACGATCAGTCGGCCATCGAACAGATTCAACTCAAGCCGTTGTACTACGCCGCACAGAAAGAGGCCCTGGCCCGTGCCGGCGATGATGAGGACGACCAGTTTTTCGAACTGGCTAAATTGGCCACTGGTCTTTCAGTCAAGGAACTCGACCAGCTCAAACGCCCGGACTACGTGAGCATCGCTCAGTACGTGCATGAGATGTCGACCCGTCCGGCGTCATATTTTCTACAGCCGGATATCGAAGCCGAAGCCGTGGACGATCCCGATCAAGTGCAACTGCTGCAACCGCTCAACGTGGCCGGCCGCAGCATGACCTCCCTGACGCTGGAAATGCCCGTACTACGCGCCACTAAAGCGATGAAAAAACTGAAAACGGCCAAGGAACGCGCCGAGTTCATCACCGCCCATTGCACCGGCTTGATGCTTCCCGACCTGGACCTGTTGACCGTGCCTGACTGGACACAGCTTCAGGTACGCATCGACGATTTTTTAAACAAACCGGCGGACTTCTTTCGGAGCGCGACATCGAAGTAATCCTCGATGTCGTGCCGCTCATTTACTCGATAAGTGAGGCGGAAATTCTGGAATGGGACGCCGGCAAGGCATTGCGCCGATACGACATAGCGATCACTCGCCTTGGCGTGAAAAAGGAGTAGAGCGGGATGGCCGAGAGCAAATATTCGCCGCCCGGTGCGGAAGTAAATCGAATTGAGCTGCCGCAACTCGGCAGTGCATCACAAATGTCGGGGCTTGCTGGTAGCGCAGATCCTTTGTCAGGCCTGAACCTGGCACTCACCACAGCGAGCCTCGACATCCATCTGTTGGTAGACGCGCAGGAAAAGCTGCGCGAAACCTTGGCATCGTTGAACAGCACTATTTCGTCGCAGCAGTCGCTGCTCAAAACGAACGCATTGGCCCCTGCGTCACCCAACGAGGCGAAGTCGAAGCTCAAGGCCGAGGTCGACCAGCGAGCCCCGCCAGCCATGCTCAAGTCTGCGATGGCGACAGAGTTCGCGATGGTCGAGCTTAATCAGGTACTGAAACTGGACGATGCCCAGTTACAGAGGTTGTCGAAAGCCACTCAGGATATGGCCACTGACAAGCAGGTCGCCCCGAGTGGGGCAACGGCGGTTCAACTGGCTCAGGTCGAATTGGCGGCGGCGAAGTCGGGGGTCGGGCGTGGGCTTGAGCCATCCCAAAAACAGGAGGCATTGCTGAATTTCACTCGCGATAGCGCGGTGATGGCGTCGGCATTCAACCTCGATATCAAGGCCGCCAGCGAGATGCTGCTGGGTTGGCGCTCTTCGATGAAGCTGGATCGGGTCCAAAGCCAGAGTCTGGCAGATGCGACCAACCACCTCGGCAACAGTGGTTTGAGTGTCAATGCAGCCGATATCGGCTCAGTCGTGCAACAGAGTGGTGAAGCTGGCATTGCTTCGGGCTTGTTGCCTGAACAAGTAGCGGCCCTCGCTGCAGCGTTCTTGAATAGCGGTGTGGACAAGGCCGGCGCCGGTGTGGCTTTGAAGAGTTTCACCACCGGGTTGGCCAAAGGGGCCTCGGCTTCACCGGAGCAACGTAAGGCCTGGGCGGAACTTAACCCAAAATTCAGTCCCGCAATGATAGCGGACGGCCTGCGTACTGACGCCCTCGGAACGATTAATCAGGTACTTGAAGCTCTGAGCAGCAAATCCCCAAAAGAACAGCAGTCGCTGACTAAAACACTGTTCGACGATAACACGGGGATTCTTGAGCTGTTGAAGAAGCCGGAAGATGCCCGGAATGCTCTTTTGCTGGTGTCCGAGAGAACCAAAGACGGGGCACTGCCAACGTTCACAGGCTCCGTCGCGAAAACCGCCGAAGCGCTGGGAGAAACCTCTCAAGGGCGGTGGAACGCACTCGATGCGAGTAAAAATCGGATGTTGGCGGCGGGAGGCAATGCTCTCGCACCGTTGACCGACGGCTTGATGGTATCGCTAGGCGCGTTGGCCGATGGCTTGAGTAGCGTTGCTCAAGCACAGCCTAAAACCACAGCAGGATTGCTGGTGCTAGCCGGGGTACTTGCAGTGGCGCGCGGCGCTGAAATCAAGGTCGCGATGGCCTCCGCCATCACCGCCGCGGCGACCAGACTTTTGGTTCTGGCCGGTGCGCGACCGATTCCTGAGGTGTCTGACGCAACGATTGACGTGACGGAGCGAGCTCGCAAGGGAAAAAGGAAGAATCTCGGTGCCAGTCAAGAAAAAGGCGGCAGCCCGGGTAAAAGCTCGAGCAAACCTGCGCCCAAACTGCCACGCATGTCGACAAGAAGTCGCTTGCTGAGCGCCGCTAAAATGGGTTCGGCGGTCACCAAACGGATCGCACCACTGAGGCTACTCAGCGCTGGCTACGATGTCGTCAAAGGCCTGGATGAGGGAAACACCAAAGCTGTCGGCGGGGCCCTGGGCTCCGCAGGTGGCGGGCTAGCGGGGACGTATGCCGGTGCCGCGGCCGGTGCAATGATCGGCAGCGTCGTGCCCATTCTGGGCACGGCAGTCGGTGGAGTGATTGGTGGTTTGTTGGGCGGCATGGCAGGCAGTTGGGGAGGGGAATGGCTGGGCGAAAAACTTGCCGCACCTGCCGACCAACTCGCCGCACCGGATCAGGTCAGCAAAGACCTGACTAGTGCCCAAACGAGCAGTCAGCAGAACTCGATGACGGCGAACATTTACATCAATGGCCAGGATCAGGCCAGCGCCACTCAGTTGGCGAATCTGGTTGTGCAACAGATCTCGGGCCAATTCGGACTTATGACCATGCCCAACTCACTCGCCATGCGAAGTGACGCGGCCCTGACCGATGGAGGTAGCTGATGCGTCAGCAAATGGTGTTGGGCAATTTCATTTTCGGCCTGTCCAGAAACTTCGCTTACCACAACTTGATACGTAATTCGGATGGTGGCTGGAAGGTTATCGAAACTGCCAGCAGTAAGCCCCTATCCAGTCAGACCGGCGAAGGCCTGCAAAAACTGAAGATAACGGGCAAATCGATGTACGCGACGGCCATGGAACGGCTTGACGAATTGCGTGCTATGCAGGCGCTGCACGCCGCGGTGCCATTGGTTGACGGCACCGGCCGCAATTGGGGGTTGTGGCAGATCTTGACTGTGACCGAAACCCAAGGCTGCGTGATTGATGACGGCACCGCGATGGTGGTCGATTGGGTCATCGATTTGTTGGAGTACGCCAATGCGTAATGTTCGAAGTATCGCCGGTGATTCGGTGAATCTGCTGCTCTACCGTGCGCTTGAGCGCTGTGACGATGCCGCCGAAGAGTCGCTTTGGCGCCTCAATCCGGGGCTCGCCGAATATGGTCCGGTTTTGCCGGCGGGTGTGCGGGTGCTCCTGCCCGAGCTGGATTCAAAACCCATTGCACCCAAGCCGGCTTCGGCCTGGGATTAAGGAGGCGGCATGTCACTTGGTTTCACACCCTCGGTGGAGATTTACGGCGCGAATGCTGCGCTGCTCAACGAGCGCTTGATTTCATGGCAGCACATCGATGCGGCGGGGATAGAGTCCGATCAACTGACGCTGACCATTAATCTGGATGGACTCGAAGGATTGCCGAGCCTGGGCGGAAAAATCGGCTTGCGAGTGGGCTATGTGGAGTCGGGCCTGGTTGATAAAGGCGAATTCGTGATCACCCGGCGCACGCCGACGCTGTTTCCCTTGCGTATGACGCTGGTGGCCACGGCGGCACCGTTCAGTGCTGCGGATGAAACCGGCTTCAAGCAACGGCGATCCGTCAGCCATGGTCCGACCACCGTGGGGACGCTGTTTCGCCAGTTGACGTCCAGGCACGGATTTTCACCGCGCGTCGCCCCTGAACTGGCGCAGATCCAGATTGAACACATCGACCAGTCCAACGAGACGGACATGGGGTTTCTGACCCGCCTGGCCACTCTCCATGACGGTGTCGCCAAGCCGATCAATGATTTGTATGTGCTGGCGCGACGTGGGCAGGCGAAGTCGCTGTCGGGCAATGTCATGCCGGACATAAAGCTCTCCGTGACGACTGACAATCGTCCGGGCGAGGAGGCTTTTATCGCGGCAACTCTCGAAGAAACCGCTCGGGCGAAATACCAGGGCTGCAAAACCAGTTGGTGGGATGCAGCCGCCGGGAAAGTGCGTGTCGAGGAAAGCGGCATCGCGCCGTTCAAGACCCTTCGTCAACGCTATCAAAGTGCAAACGACGCCCGCGCCGCCGCTGAGGGCGAGGTGCGCCGGATGATGCGTGAAGCATTGAAGGTGAAGATCGACTGCCCCGGCAATCCAGGTTTGTCCGCCGAAGGTCTGGTGCTGCTGGACAGTACGTGGCCCGATTTCATGCGCGGTCGCTGGTCAATCGACAAGGTTACGGCCAGCGGCAGTCGTCAGAACAGCTATCGCTGTTCAATCGAGGCGACCTGCCTGGACGCCCGGTCCTTGGCGCATTGAGTGCTTTGTGCCAATGGCGGCTGAGTAACTTTCCATCCTTTCCATGGAGGTCACCATGACTGTTACGCAACAACTGCTGGAAACCATCATGCCCAACGCCCGCCCCCAAGCGGGCGTTTTCATTCCCGCACTCAACAACGCAATGGCTCGCTTCAACATCAACACCCCGAAACGCATTGCCGCATTCCTCGCGCAAGTCGGCCATGAATCCGGGCAGTTGCAGTACGTGCGCGAGCTTGGCAGCGAGCAATATCTGAGCAAGTACGACACCGGCGCGTTGGCCGCCCGTTTGGGCAATACGCCCGCA